CAAGCTCTTTTGAAGGCGCAGTAGAAAGCGTTATTGTTCAGGAGTCGGGTCAAATTGAGTATGTAAGTAACGGTGCTTTCTATGGTGTTACTACTTCGCCTCCAACTGATGTAATTACTCTTCCCGGATGGGTGGTTTATGGTTCTGCTACAAGAAATGTAGTTGAAATTGCAAATAAGAATGTTTTACAAATAGTTACTGACGCAGGTAACAAAGGTGCTGCATTAGATATAAGCTCTATACCTAATGGAATGGAGGTTAACCTTAAAATAGAAAGTGTAACAGGAGACCTTGGTGAGATAGCTCTATATTTAGATGGGTATCCTGCAGGTTCGCCTCTATCTCACATTTCAACATTATCAGGCTCTATTGACTACACGTTTGTTAAACAGTCGGGTACGTCATATTTATATTTTAGAGCAGGAGATAATGAAGCGGGTACTACAAACTACTACAACATCTCAATCCAACCTACTAACGTGTTTGCTTACGCGTGGAATAGAGGTGGCTCAGGGGTTGGTGCTTCAGGAGAGTTTGCTGTATTTAGTGGTGGAACCGCTACGTTAACAACCGCAGCGGGGTCTTCTAATGCCATTATAGGTACTGACACACCTGCCTACTCATCAGGTACTGAATTGGTTCTTAAGTTTAACGTGCTAAGCAAATCAGAGGGTGTTATCTTTCAAATCTTTGATAGAGTAAATTACCTTACTGTTGACGCAAAGCTTGGAGAGAATGAGTTTAGATATAAAGCAGCGGCTAACGGCACTAACCTTCTTGTTAACGTAAAGAGCACAGGTGCTACGGATGAGTTCATTAGCTTAAGCGATATAGAGCTCCAAGAGGTTAAGAATCAACCGAAGCTTATCGGAGTTGATAACGTATCTACAGTGAGTGCGCCAACAAACAGCACGGTTGTAATTAACAACGGTCTGACTGATGGAGCTGACACAGTAACTATCACGTATGCAGAGGCTGACGCAACCTCAACGGTACAGATGAGGAACTTCTTCCAAGACGCAATCGTAGAGTCTGCTAACGCAAATAACACAGGTAAGGTTATAGAGATTAAGTCTCCTGTCCTTATCACCGACATTGTAGCATCTTAATGTTATAATGTAATAGGTTGAAAGAGGAGCTCCATAGGGGCTCTTTTTTTTTTGCGTATATTTGTGAAAAGATTTAATAATGATAGATGACGTTAGAACCACAGTACTTGCTGTGTTAAATAAGAATAACTACGGGTATTTATCTCCAATGGATTTTAACCTGTACGCTAAGCAAGCGCAGCTTGAAATATTCGAGAACTTATTTTACCAATACAATACTCAGATAAACTCAGAGAACGCGCGTAGGTCAGGAACTGACTACGCTGACATATCAAAAGGAATACTTGAGGATATAGATTTGTTTAGTGAGAGCTCAACTTTAACGAGTAATTACGGAACACACGTTTTACCTAACAATTATTACTATATAAATAGGATTACAATAAGTATTAATAATATTAATGTTGAGGTTGAAAGAGTCTCTCAAGGCAAGATTACAGCTTTAGAAATTTCCCCACTTACAGCTCCAAGTGATGAGTTCCCTGTATACACTCAAGATGGAGGTGTTATAAAGATTACACCAAATTCGGGCCAAGCAACTGCAAGATATATTAGATACCCTTCAACGCCCAAGTGGACTTATACCGCAGTAGGGAGTAATGTACCTATATTTAATCCAAGTGCGGGGGATTATGAGGATTTTGAGCTACCCCTTAGCTATCAGAACGAGTTGGTGAATAAGATACTTAAGTACGCAGGAGTTGAGATTCGTGAGACCATGGTAGTTGATTTTGCTAATAAACAGGAACAACAAAATAATATAGAGCAACAATAATGGCATATATATCTCAATACGAATATTACGAAAACAACGGCTCTAATCCTGAGGATAAGAATTGGGGTTCATATCAGTACGTTAGCCTAAAGGATATAGTAACAAACTTCATGCTTATGTATCAAGGGAATCATTCCCTTGTAAATAACGAGGAGCGATACAAGATTATATTCCACGCAAAACGCGCGATTCAAGAGCTTAACTATGATGCGTTCAAGGAAATCAAAGCGTTAGAGATTTCGCTGCCGGATACGGTGCGATACGTGCTTCCTTCGGACTATGTTAATTGGGTTAGGGTGTCAATGTTTGAGAATGGTGTGCTATTTCCACTAACTGAAAATATTCAAGCTACTACTGCTCAAGCGTATCTTAAAGATAATAGCGGGGCTTTATTGTTTGATGAGAACGGCGAGGTGCTAAACCCTGAGTTCTCAGATTTTGACCTTGCTAGGATTAAAGGAACTAAGAAGAGTATATACCTAAACGAGTCTAGCCCATTCAACGGTAATGAAGGTTACTGCTGTGATGGTGCTTGGTATTTTGACTACGCTATAGGTGCTCGTTATGGTTTAAATACAGAGACTGCAAATGCTAACCCAACCTTCAGGATAGATTCTAAGGCGGGTGTTATAAACTTTGACTCTACAATGGCAGGTAGGTCTGTTATATTAGAGTATGTTTCTGATGGTATGGAGGGTGGTAATAACTCTCTCATTACTGTAAACAAGTTGTTTGAGGAGTACGTGTACGCATACATTCAGTACGCTATACTTAATAGCAAGCTTGGTGTTCAGGAGTACATAGTTTCTCGTGCAAGAAAGCAGAAGTCAGCACTACTACGTAATGCTAAAATAAGAATTAGTAACATACACCCCGGTAGACTCCTAATGAATCTAAGAGGGCAATCTAAGTGGATTAAATAAATATGGCTAACTTAAAAAGGCACTTTATATCCGGTAGGATGAATAAGTCTGTCGATGAACGGCTTGTACCTAACGGTGAGTATGTGGACGCAATGAATGTTCGTCTTGGTTCTACTGAAGAATCTGAGATAGGTTCTGTAGAATCATCAAAAGGTAACGAGCTTTTAACTGCTATCAATTTAGGTACTTACTCAGACGTACAGTATGACTTAAGTCCTAATGCAAGGTGTATTGGGGCTTTTGAGGATGGTGCTAATGAAACTATATATTGGTTTATACACGATAATAATACAGGTACAAATACAAGTACAAATAAAGCTGACCTTATTGTGTCTTATAATACAAATGTAAAGTCAGTAGAGTACCACGTTATTAGTTTTAAAAACGATGATGACCCTACAAACACCACGTTAAACTTTAATTCTAGTTACCTTGTTAGTAACGTAAATAAGGTTGGTAACTTTTTGTTTTTTACAGACAACTACAATCCACCAAGAAAGATAAATGTAAACTCAAGTTACGGATACCCAACCTCAATCACGGGTAGCGATAACTTTGAGTACAATGATATATTAGTAATTTTAGACCCACCTGCTCAAGCACCTTTGGTTACAGGTATTGACAACCCAAGCATTACTGATACTTTTATGCAGGACAGGTTTATATGCTTTGGTTACAGGTATGAGTACGCTGACGGCGAGTACTCAGCTACATCACAGTTTACCAATCCAAGTTTTTTACCTAAACCATTTGAGCTTTCACCTGAGAGCGGTGTAAATGATGGTATGGTAAATAGTATAAACACTGCTGAGGTTACCTTTTTTACAGGCGGCTCTCAAGTAAAAAGTGTTGAGATATTATTTAAAGAGTCTGACTCAGGAACTATTAAGGTTATTGAGAAGCTTAACAAGAAAGACTTAAACTACTTAGACAACACGAATTATACGTATTTATTTACAGATAGTAAGATATTTACTATACTATCAGAGGGTGAGATATTACGTTTGTATGATAACGTACCATTACTTGCTAAAACACAAACCTTAATGGGTAACCGTATTATGTACGGTAACTACGTTGAGGGTTACGATTTAAAACGTGGCGGTCAAAATACTCGACTATCTTACACTGTAGATGTTAACAGCACAGATATTGGTTTTAACGCATTATCTAATAATGGGTTTAACAATGTCGGATACACTATCAACTCTGCTTCTCCTGTAACTACACTTGGTAATGTGGTTGTAGATTTATCAAACATACAGGATAAGTTAACAGCGGGCTCTGCCTTTTCATTTAGCTTTAGGCTAGAACATAATAGTTTTAATGGAGCACCTGCAACTTTACCTGCATCTACAAATAACAACATGGAGTTTGGGTTTACATACATACTCCCTCAGAACTTTAGTAATACAACAGAGCTTTTAAATAGCACGGACTTTCAAGATAAGTTAGGCTTATCCTCTTCTATAGTGCCTATAAGTACAGCTTGTGAAAGGCAAACCTTAACAGATAGATATAACTGCGCGTTGTCAGACACTCTTCAAGGAGGCTATAGTCTTTATAGCAGCGGTATTTCTGCTGTTGAACAACCTATCATTGCAGGTCCTTCATCAGGTACGGAGATGAGTCTAGTTGTTTTGGCAGCGGTATATACAAACGACCCTGCTCTACCTGTTATAGGTAGCTTAGCTTTTGAGTATTTTGATATAGCTGAGGCTGAGTTCTCTTTTCAACAAGAGCCAAGCTCTGCGAGCCTTCATAGTAACAGAGGTTACGAGATAGGTATTGTTTATATGGATGGGTTTAACAGGGCTACGACAGCTTTGGTGAGTGAGTCGAATACAGTTTACGTTCCCTGCTCAGCAAGTCCGACTAAAAATGAGGTGGTTGTAAATATACCCCCATCACAATTAGCTCCTGACTTTGCTAAGAGATATAAGTTTGTGATAAAACCTGACGGTGAGCAGTACGAAACTATTTACTCAAACATTTACTTTAAAGACTCTGAAAGCGATTTTACATACTTCTTATTGGAAGGTGAGAACATTGCTAAGGTTGAAGAGGGTGATAGATATATCGTAAAACGAGACTCAACAGGGCCGTTAAGGAGCTGTGCTCAAGCAACTGTATTGGAAAAGAAAGCTCAGGCAGAGGATTTTATAACAGTTTTGGACTCAAATGGAGACGCTATAACAGTTCCCGCAGGAACTTATATGAAGATGATGACCACTAACTTTGCAGCAGGCTCATCAAGTTCTTCGTTCAATCAATCGGGTATTCAATCGGCTGAGCAAAACGTGCCTAGTACAATTACTTATCTTGAGTATGATGGATTTAGCACCCCCGCTTCAGGTGGTGGTAGCCCATACACAAATACTTTTATACATAGAGGTTCTCAAATTAATATTAGCATTGATTGGTACAGGGCGGGAACTAACTATGTAGGAGATAGAAATTGCAATAAGTTAGAGTATAACTTTACAGCTAATGTTACAGCTTCCCAAGACTACGTAGATATTATAGCTTTATGGAATGGTGAGAATGTATCAAACCTACTACCTAATGACTTTGTTTACAACTCAACATTACTTACCACCCCTGCGGAAATAATTGCATTTGAACAAAGCGGAACCTCTTCAACTAGAAGGCTGCAGTGGTTCAAAAACGCAACTGATAACCAAATAAAGCTTTTAATTAGTGGTTATCAATCTTGCGCAAGCGGTACTATTTCAAGTATTACCTCTAACTTTCAAATATTTATAGCAGGAGAA